TCGAACTCTTGGTTGAGTCGATGACGGCCAAAAGCCTCAGCGACATCGACACCGGTGAACTCCACGTTTACCTCGGCGTCAACAAACTGAGCGACCTCTAAACGTCTTGATTCACTGCCCCTGCACGCGCGGGGGCAGACTTCAGGATGTCAGACACAATATTCGGCGATCTGGTCGCCGACATGGATGACGAGTTAGCGCATCTCGTCAAACAAGAGTTGCAGACAGGATGGCGTGCCCAGCAAGTCATGGCCGCCATCGAAATGCAAAAGGTCAAGCAGCTCAACGACCAGATCGAACACTGCACTGTCGATGGACTCGGCCAGCATGTCATGGACGTGCCGGCCGATGCGTATTTTGCGTGGAAGCGACACCTTGGGGACGACTGCTGGGCAGATCGTGGCTTCCGCGACTGGTTCAAGAAACATAACCCCGAGACCGCGGTCAACTACACCCCTCGCAACACTACTATACTCGTCCCGTGACCAAACTCGACCGCGAAAAAATCACCGAGATCATCGGTGATATCGACCAGGCTGACGCTGACGGCGCCTCCTATATTCAGCGCAAGCTGCGCAACTTCAACACCCGCTACTGTATCTGGCCGGGACAGACCGAGGACGGACGCAAGCACGCCGGAGCCTACGGGAAGAAAATTTTTCCTTGGGATGGTGCCGCCGACACCAAGATTTTCCTGAGCGAGCAGATCATCCGCGAGCGCGTGATTGCCCTCGTCAACGCCTTCTTCAAGGCCCGCATCCAAGTGCAGCCGGTCGAGTCGATGGACATCGACAAGCGCAACGCCGCCGAGACCGTCCTCAAGTGGCTCATGTTCCAGCACTGCCTGGACGACCTGCGTCGTGAAGTGCGCTTGGCCGCCGAGATCCGCGAGACCTATGGGCTGGCCGTGATGGCCATCGACTGGGAGCAGCAGACCCGGGTGGAGGTCAAATCGTTCTCCATGGAGGACGCCATGGCGATGCTGCAGGAGTCGCAAGACCCCAACCTGCAAGCCCTCCTTGAGGTCGTGCTTGATCCTGAGCAGGAGGCGCTTGCCGCGCAGCTGATGGGCGAAGTGATCCCGGCGCTCGGCTCCACGACCAAAGTCCGCCAGTTCCGCGAAAAGGGCATTGTCGAATGGGACGAGCCTTACATCTTTTCCAGCAAGCCGGTCGTCCGCGCCCTAGAGGCGTGGGAGGATATCATTTTCCCAATCCAGACCGACAGCATTCAACGTGCGTCCTTCGTCGCCCGCCGTGAGCTGCTTAACGAGGTCGAGCTGCGCGAGCGGGCCAACCTTGAAGGCTGGGACAAGGAGTGGGTCGAAAAGGCCGTGAAGCACAAGGGTGAGATGAAACGCATCCACCTTAACGTCCACCGCTCGGACCAATTCCTCTACGAGCAGCTCCGCGACCTCATTGAAATCTGGCATGTGTACCGCAAGGAGCTGGACGAGCGCACCGGCGCCGTCAAGGTCACCCGCACGGTCATCAGCTACAGCATCACCGACAAGGCGGCTGTGCATGACATCATGCCCTACGCCCATGGGCTTTATCCTTTTGTCGAGCTGCCCCGCGAACGCAACACCCGCCCACTCCTCGAAAGCCGCGGCATCCCGGAGATTGTCCAGACCGCGCAGGAAGAGATCAAGGTGCAGCGCGACTTCCGCGTAGACCGCGCCAGCATTTCTATCTTGCCGCCGCTCAAGACGCCCGCTGCGCGCGGCAAGTTTGACCTTGTGCTTGGCCCTGCCATGCAGATCCCCGAGCGTCGCCCAGGCGAGATTTCTTGGATGCAGCCGCCCGCCTTCGATCAAGGCAGCATTGAAGTTGAGGCCGCGACTCGCGCCGACATCGACCGCTATTTCGGCCGCATGACCGAGGCTGTGAATCCGAACATGGCGATGCTCCACATGCAGGAGCTGGTCGATAGCTGGCTCATCGACATGAAGCTGGTCAGCGTGCAGATCATGGCGCTCGCCCAGCAGTATATGACTCCCGAGGAGGTTGCGCGGATCACCGGCAATGCGCAGTTGGCATTCAACGCAAGCCCGCAAGACATCCGTGGGCGATTCGACATCACAGCCGAGTTTGACGCGCGCCTCCTCGATAATGAAGCGCTTGGTGCAAAACTTGAATACCTCGCCAAGATTCTCGTCCCGATGGACAGCTTTGGCGTCATCGACCGCGCGGGTCTTGTGAAATACATGTTCCAAGCCGTTGACCCGAACTTGGCCGGCATGTTGGTGCAAGACATCGGCAAGGCCACGCAGGCGGAGATCGAGGACGAGCAGACCGCCTTTGCCAAAATTGCCGCCGGCACCGAGCCACCGCTCAAAGAGGGTGGACAAAACGCCCAAGTCCGCCTGCAAACCTTGCAGCAAATCATTCAGTCCAACCCCGCCGTCCAGCAGCGCTACCAGCAGGATGAAATCTTCAAGAAGATGATCGACGCAAGGGCGCAGGCTTTCCAATTCCAGCTCCAGCAGCAGCAAAACGCGGTCATCGGCCGCGTCGGTTCGCAGCCCGCCTTGCAGCAGATGCAGCAGGAGCAGCAGCTCGGCATGACCGCCCAACCCGCCGCCTAACTCCATGACTCCCAACGTCCAAGTTCGCAATATCGCCGGCCTGAATATCCCGCAGCATGACTATGTGGCGCTGACTTATGTCGGCTCCACCAACAATCTCGACACGGTCACTTACAAGGAGGGCGGCAGCGGCGGGCAGACCGTGGCCACTTTGACTTTTACCTACGTCGGCGGGACGCCGGGCGTGGATGACGCTGACATTGCCACCGTGACACGCACCTAATGCCTCTCAAATTCAATCCTTTTTCCGGCAGTTTTGACTTCACCGGCGCCAGCGGCGGCGGGGGATCGTCGTATCTGGATGGCGAGGTGCAAAATTTCAGCGCGCTGCCAACGGCAAATCCTCCGGCCGTGGACAGTGCTTATCTGGTGCGCGAGGCCGAGGGCACTTGGCTGATCAACCGCAAGCCGGCGGGCATTTACATTCGCGTAGCTACAACTGGCACGCGGGCAACAGACTGGAGCTATGCCGGTGCGTTCCCCGACGTATTTAACGACGCCAACTTCCTGCTTTATGACAACGGCGACAGCAGCAAAAATTTAGCCTTCCAGCTTTCCGGCATCACCACCGGCACCACCCGCACGCTGACCGCGCCGGACGCGAGCGGCACGCTGCCGCTTTTGGAAACCGCCAACACGTTTACGCAAAATCAAACCCTCAACGGCACCAATTCCACCGCGCCAAACCAAACGGCGGCGAGCGGGTCGAGTCTTATGACGCGCGATCTTGGCGATGCGCGGTTTGCACCACTCGCTCAATACGCCGTCACAACGGCATCCATCGGGTCGGCCAATAACGATGTTTTAACCGACCGATTGACTCTTAGCATTTCCGCCACCGGCGATTATTTGCTAAACTTTGGCTTTCGCTTAAGCGGTGCGCTGCCTCAGTTTCGCCTCAATTTTACAGGAACCGCGGACCGGGAAGCATGCGCGTCTTTTACAAGCAACGGAGACGCAGGCCCGACTTACCGGGCAACCATATTAAACCGCACTTTTAACAGTATCTACAACAGCGGGGGCATGGCAAAATTTCGCGTCACCGCGACAGGGACTCTTAGCATACAACACGCCCAATTAACGTCGAGCGGGTCGGCCTGCGATTTACAAGCCGGTGCATTTTTACACCTCACAAAAATAGCATGACCCTCCGCCTCGCCAATAACGCCTTGACCCGCTACGTCATACGCAGCGGATACGCCGCAGCCGAGCCGGTGTCGCTGGTCGGCGCTCTCGGCGAAGTCGCCGCGCACCTTCTCGCATGGCTCGGCGCACAACTCGCCACCGGCGAAACGATGGCCGATGTGGTCCTTGAGTGCGGAGGTCAAGTGCCGACGGCCTACGAGACTCAGCAAGACGAGGAAGGCAACGAGATCCAAGTGGCGACAGCTTTCCGGCCAACCATTAACGCCGCCGTGTCCGTCACCGCATCGCTCGGCTCGCGCACGTTCGTCGTTTGCAGCGAGAGCCTGCCGGACGAGTTGCGGGACGGGTTGGTTCAAACATGGGAGGCATTGCAATGAGAACGGTCACTTTACAATCTATACTTCTGCGTGCCTGGCAGCGGGCGGGCAATGACGGCTCGGATATTTCCAATATTCCCACCGGCTCCCGCACCATGATGGTCGCCGCCGCCAATGAGCGCATTGCCGACTGCTGGGAATGGACCGATTGGCCGGAGCTGTGCCGCGTCGAATCCCGCACGGTGCAGGGCGACACGACGAACGGCTACTATATTGACTATGCTCAGGTGGGCGAGACGGCGATGGGCGAGGTGTTTGCCGTGCTGCGCGACAACCCGGCGACGCATGTGGCACCGCGGGAGATCCCCTACACGCTCCTCGGTGATGCCATCCGCTTCCCCGAAGCGACCAGCCTGCCGACGACGGTGTATGTGCGCTACCGCATCCGCCCAGAGACTTACACGACAAGCAACCTCACGGCGACCGTGCCCGCCGTTCTCGCCAAAGCCGTTGCCTATCTGCTCACCGGCGACCTCTTAGAAGAAGACGGGCAGATGGATAAGGCCATGCTCATGGAGCAAAAGGCCGAATCCGAGCTGATCAGCCAGCGCGACAAATACGTCTTCCAGCAAAACCAACCGACGATGTGGACCGCCCGCGTCAACCAATACTAAAATTATGCACCCTAACGTCAGAACCACCAACCGCCAATCGGGCGCCGTCAGCATCGCCGACACCAACGCCGTGAGCGGTGAATTTGTCAGCATCGACGTGATGACCGACACCAAGTTCCACACGCTCACCGGCAACTTGAGCGGCGCGGCCAACGCCACCGAAGGCAGCGCGCACACGATCAAGGCCGGCACGACGCTCGACGGCATTTTCACCGCGATCCAGCTGCACAGCGGCACCATCATCGCCTACCGCAAATAACATGGAGGGGAGAGGACGATGAGCTTGCAGTATTTTCACAACAGTTTCACGACGACCGAAAAAGGCGTGATTGGCACGGTCACAAGCCTTGGCTCGTCCGTATTTTCCATGCTCCCCCACCTCGAAACCACCCTGCGTATCGGCGGACTGATCATTGGTATTTTAGTCGGGCTGGCCACGCTCATCAGCGTGCTGCACGACATTAGGAAGAAACGGAAGGAACTAAACAAATGAGAAACTGGAAAACTACGCTCCTCGGAGCGCTCACCATCATTGCGTCACTTAGCACCGCCGGCCGCGAATTTTTGGCCAACGGCTCGGTGCCGGATCTCGGACTCATCAGCGCTTCGCTGTTGGCTGGCTGGGGCTTAATCGCCGCCAAGGACAACAATGCACGCCTCTAAGTATATCGCCGCTGGCCTGCTGTTCGCCGCCTTTGCCCTCCTGGGCACGGGCTGCGTGACGGTGGGCTATGACTTCCTCAAGCAGCAAGCGACGGTAACCGTCAACCCCAGCACCAAAGGCTACAAAAAGTAACCCATGTGGACGTGGATCAAGAAAGTGTTTGGCAGCAAATCTGCGACTGGCCCAGCGCCAGCCTCGCCGAGCTGGCCCTACGCATCCACAACCGTCTCCACGTCCGCAAAGAGCACGCCAAACTACGACGAGCGCCGGGTGAGCACGCCGAACAAAAGCCAGTCGCCGATTACCCCGCAGGCGATTGTGCTGCACCACTCAAGCGGCAGCTACCTTGGTGGCGTTGACTGGATTATGAATCCGCAGAGCAAGGTCAGCTACCATGTGCTGATCGCCCGCGATGGGCGGCGCACGGTCTTTGGCGACGATACCGCCCGCATGTGGCACGCGGGCAAAAGCTCCTGGCTGGGACGGCCGGACCTTAACTCTTGGAGCCTTGGCGTTTCGTGGGAGGGCAACACCTACGACGACCCGCTTGAAGATGCGGCGATGGACAGTGCGATTGAATACCTCGTCCCGCGCATGAAGCAGTGGGGCATCCCCATGACGCGCGTGCTGACGCACGGCGACGTGGCGCCCGGGCGTAAGAACGACATTAGCCCCGCCGACGCGGCGCGGTTTAAAAGCAAATTGAAAGCTGCCCTCAACTAATGGCCCTTGAATCTCCAGTCCAACGTGATGGCGACGCCGGGTTCCTCGGCTTCGCCAGCCGGTTGAATCCCCTCACCCTGCCGGCGGGCATGTTGCAGGACAGCGTGAACATGCGCCTCGATCGTGGCGTGGCGCAGACGCGCAAAGGGGCGAAGCGGCTGGCAGATGCTATCTCAACGGCGGACGAGCCGCTGACGCTTTCGTTCAATCTCGCCGCGGACAAGGCGATCACCTCGATCACGTTTAGCAGCACAACGGCCACCGTGACCACGGCGGCGGCGCATGGCTACACCAACGGCCAGCTGGTGAATATCGCCGGCGCCACCGGCCCCGACGCCACGTTCTACAACGGCGACTTCGCTATCAGCAACGCCAGCGGCACGACCTTCGACTACACCATGACCAGCACCCCGGCGGCCAATGCCACCGGCACGCTGATTGCCAACGCGGGACCAGTGGTCAAAACGACCTACTCAGGCGGGATCTTCGGCGCGGGTGTCTTCGCTTCCCGCAACTACGACAACGCGAACGAGTATGTCGTGATGTGCGGTCCCGACAGCGCCTTCCTCTGGCGCAACAGCAGCCCCACCGACACCGTGGTGACAGTCGGCTATCCCAGCTCGCCGGACGAGACGATTGACCCGCAGGACAATGTCTCGGTAGTCCAGGCTTACGACCGCCTCTACATCCTCCGTGAAGCCCCGATTGATCCGGCCACGACGTTCAAGCAGCAGTTCACGAATGCCTCGGGCATCACCGTCAGCGGCACCACGGCCACGGTCAACGTGAATGCGCACGGTCTGAGCGCCGGTCAGCGCGTCCGCATCGAAGGGTCTTCCGTTGCCGCGTTCGACGGCCATGAGTTCGACATTCTGGCGACCAACCTCAACACCAACAGCTTTGAGATTACCGTTCCGAGCGGAACCGCCAACGACGTCTCGGCCAACATCAAAGTGCGCCGCGTCAAACCGCCGATTTACTGGACCGGAAGCGGCAGCTTTGTGCGCGCTGCCGGTGGCGTGCCCGCTGAGGGTCCGACCTATCGCAAGATGCGTTCGGTGGGTTGGGCCTCGTATATCCAGAACCGCCTCATCATCCCGGATGGGCGCGATCAGGTGGCTATCTCCGACTACCTCGACGCAGATTTATACGATCCTTTCTGGCAATCCTTCCGCACCGGCGCGGGCGGGGATGACTTTATTGTGGCGGTGCATCCGTGGGTGGAAGGGGCAGCGCTGGTGTTTTGCCGCAAGAGTATCTGGCTGGCCACGCTCGCCCAATTTCCCAGCACGGACGGCAGCTCCTTTGCCATCGACACCGCGGTGGCCAAGCTGGAACTCGTCACCGACGAGATTGGATGCAGCGCCCGCAACAGCATCGTGACGGCTGGGCGGTTTGTGTTCTTCTTAAGCGACGCTGGCGTGTATCGCCTCGACACCCAGCTCGACCTCAAGCTGCGCGGAGACACCCGCCCGCTGAGTGATCCAGTGGCTGACCTTTTCGAGCGCATCGACCAGTCGAAAGTGCAGCGGGCTTTTGGAATCTGGCACAGCAACCGCTACATTTTGGCCGTGCCGACGCTGGATTCGCCGGACGACACCAATGACCTCGTCGTGACCTGGAACGCGCTGAACGATCAGTGGGAGAGCCGCGACATTTACGGAATCGGCGTGGATGCGCTGGTGGTCGGCACTTACGACAACGTAAGGCGTATCTTCAACGTGCGCCGCAGCGGTAAGTTGTATCTGCTGGACGAAAATGCCAACGGCAAGGACGACGAGCCGACCGGCAGCCTGCAATCCCAAGTGACCGGAACAATCAAGACGCGGCGCTATGGCATGGGCACGATGAGCAGCAAGCGCTTTTTGCGGAGTTTGGCCGATGTGGTTCTGCCGGACGACGGCAGTATTGTGGTCAAAGCTAATCTCATCAACCCGGATGCCGAGATCACGCTGGTGCCCGGGCAGACCAATGACAGCGGCCTGGCAGAGGACTACACGCTGAAACAACCGATCCGCCGCAAGGCCCATGCCGCGGAGTTAATTTTCGAGACGACGGCCGAGCGGCCGGAAATACGCAATGTGAGCATCGAGGCGGCCTTGCAATCGCAGGTGCCCACGGAAACCAGAAACGCAGCATAACTTATGGCAACGATCACCAAAGGCAGAACATTTACGTCCGGGGAAACCGTGACGCCCGCAAAACTCAATGACGTCGTGGATCAAGCCACGGTGACGTTTAGCACGGCCGCGGACACCGACGATGCCACGCTGGAGATTAGCGGTAACAAGTTTCGCGTGAAAGACAGCGGGGTGACTTTGGCCAAGCTGGTCGCTGCCGTGCAGAACGCTTTAGTGCCGGCGGGTGCCGTGCAAGCCTTCGCCATGAACAGCGTCCCAAGCGGCTGGCTGTTTGCAAACGGCAGCAACGTCAGCCGCACAACCTATGCTGCACTCTTTGACGCCATCGGCACAACCTACGGCGCTGGCGACGGCACCACGACCTTTACGCTTCCCGACCTGCGCGGCTACTTTGTGCGCGGCAGCGGAACCAATGGCGACGGCACGGCGGCTGGAACCTTTGGAGCGAAGCAGGCGGATGATCTGAAGGCGCACACGCACGTTGTCGGCAGCCGCGTTAATGCGACTGCATTCGGCACGGGTATTGTGGCAGCATCGAACTCAGGAACGATCAACGGCAACGACAATTCGACACAATCAACCGGCGGCACGGAGACACGGCCGAAGAACATTGCGATGCTGTATTGCATCAAGTTTTAAGCATGACCCCTTGGCAAAAAGCACATCAGTGGTGGGACAAGCACTCGACGCAAGACTTTTGGGAGGCGGTCGGCGAGCACTTGTCGGCGGGGTATGTGTGGAACAGCCCGAGCTGCTTTATCTTGGCCAAATCCTGCCGGTGGAACGCAGAGGATCAACAGTTTGAACTCGGGGAGGCAAATTGCTGGTTCGTCACTTTGGCTGCTGGCGCTGCTGGCACAAACCCTGTGCGGGAGTGTCTGCGCGTGGCGCCGCACCCGCAGACCTATGTGGCTTGGTGCCGCCGCGGGAGCTTTGAGCCGCAAGTATACTATTGGGAGAAACTTATGAACAAAATAGGAGGACGATAATATGGGAGGAGGACCAAGCATTCCAGCGCCGCCGCCGGCACCCCCGGCGCCGAAGCCGATAGATTACGACAAGATGTATGGTGCGGCGACCAAGGCCGCTATCACGCAGATGAAGGAGCAGGAGGCGCAGGTCAAGCGCCTCTATCCGAAGATGACGGCGCTGCAAATGCAGACTGCCAAGGAACTCGGACAGAACCTCGACAACGAATACCTTGCCCGCACCCGTGGCGTCATCGGCGAGGAGCTGACAGCCGCTTCCGCGCCCAACCGCATCGAGGCCGAACTGCAACGGCAGGCCGAGGAGGAACTGGCGCTTGGACGCTCGCTCACCCCGGAGCAGATGCGAAATGCCACACAGTCGGCCCGCGCTGCCTTTGCTGCCCGAGGCCTTGGCACCAGCGCCGGATCGTCTGCCGCTGAAATCCTGAACCGTGACGCCATGGGCGAGCAACGCTTGGCTGAACGACGCGGCTTTGCCGGGAGCGTAAACCAAATGGATCTCGCCCGCCGTCAGCGCCGTCTCGGCTTGGCAGTAGGCTATGGCGATCTTGACCCGTATGCCCGGGCGATTAGTCCGGCCTTCGGTTTGGGCACGGCAACCATGGGTCAAGGCACGCAAATGATCGGCAACACGTTTGCCAATGCCACCCAGACCGCCGGCAACGTGGAGAGCTTTAACGCGAACATGGCCGCCAACCGCTACAACTCTTGGCAAAACAACGTGGCCGCGCTGCAAGGTGCGGGTATGCAGGCAGGAGCCGCCAGCCAAGCGGGCACTATGGGCATGGTCGGGGCCGGTGCAGGTGCGGCTATCGGTATTGCGGGTATCGGCATCGCTATCTAATGGACAATCTCATCTCAGAGACCTGCCGCAAGGTGGAACGCTGGCTCGCTGCCAGTGCCAACCCTGTCGTGCTGTGGAGCGGTGGCAAGGACAGCACCGCGATGCTGCACCTGATCCGCTTTAAGGTGGGCGCGCAGACGCCGGTGGTGCAGTGGCGCGAGCCGCGCTTCCGGCATCGGTATGCGCACTCGGACATGCTGGCGCAGGCTTGGGACTTGGAGATGTATGACTGGGCGCCGATTGGCTATGCGCTGACGGACGGCTACGACATCGAGACCGGCGTGCCGCGCTTTGACTTTGTGAAGATGTATGAGATGGCGCCGCGGAAGGTGATGTTCCTCTGCCTCGGCACCGAAGAGCCGCAACCGGAGGAGCTGGCCAGCGGACGCTACCTCTGCGGGCTGGATGCTCTGAAGCGCCCGACCGGCACGTTCAACTTCCCTTGGGACGCCGCCTTCCACGGCCAGAAGTCGGCCGACGTGGATCTCATCAAGGGCCAAGTGCCGCTGGCGCAGGATGCCTTGGTGCAGGCCGGCGTGCCAACGCAATACTATCCCATGCGTCACTGGTCGGACGCCGACGTGTGGAACTACCTCGAAGACGAGGGCGTGCCGAACGACGAGACGCGCTACGAAAAGGCGGACGGCGTGTGGCGGCACCGGAAGGACAAGAGCGCCAACTCGGACTACTACCCGATGTGCTGGAACTGCATCAACCGGCACTTGGGCGAGACGGTATACTGTCCTAAGAACTCATGCGAGACGAACAACATCAGTCACTTGGCACCCTACATCGATCTCCAGAGCGAAGCGCAGGGCTTCCGCCCAACGTGGCAAGATTTGACTGTGAACGGTGTGGGGCATGCTGCTCTCACAAGTGGTCCTGGCCCGTGCTGCGACGAGACCGCTCCGACGCCAACGGCATCCCCAAATGGATGCTGCGCACCGACTACCCACTAATGAAGACAACGAACCATAGATGCGTGGCGCTGACCGGCAGGGTCGGCTGCGGCGTGTCGTGTTCTATTTACAATCACCGGCCGGCAGCCTGCCGCGCTTTCGTGCCGGGTTCACCACTGTGCCTCGAAGCACGGTCCGCGGCGGGAATACAGGAGGAACAAAACTATGCTTGCATTTAACCCAGGGAACGAAGACCGAAGCGGCGAGATTCTCGGCGGCGCCGCCGTCAACGCCGCCAACACCACGGCGCAGGCCAATGTCGGACTAGTGAATGACATCGGCAGCGCTCTTGTCGGACTGGCCGCTGCCTATGGCACCAAAAAAGGCACCGAGGCCAAGGGAAAAAACTTTAAGCAATTCATGAGTATGGCCGGAGACACCTTCGGCATGGACAGCTCAATGTTCGGCGACATGGAGGACTACGACGCCGGAATGATGCTGGACAGCTTCGGTTCATGGATGCCCGCCATGGCCAACGCGCAGCTTGGTCGGAGCCGCATCGGCGTGCAGCAAGACCAGCAGGCACTGACGGCGAGGATGCCTAATCTTCGCGCCGCAGCGGAGGCCCAAGCGCGCGTGGCCGCTGGGCAGGGCACGGTGGGTGTGCTGCCTAACGTGAACCTTGATCTCGTTCGCTAACATGACACAAAACAATCAACAACCTCCCTACTATGCGGGCGAAGAGCCGCTGCCAGTGATGGACACGGGTTTGTCGTTGGATGAGCTTGAGGCCGGCTTGGGCAGCATGAATGGTGTGCCGGCCTATGAGGATACGCTGTTGGCTCCCGAGGCCGTGGTGAATGATGCCGCGGCGATGGATGTTCCGGCGACCGGCATGGCGTTTGATTTCAGCTCGCTGCGCGTGCAAAGCGCGGAGGACTTTGAGGCGTTGCCCGATGAGCAAAAGGAGCTATTGCGGGCGATGAAGCGCGGCGTGCAATTCACGCCAGAGGGGGCGGCGCAGTTTGTGCTCAAGCAGCAGGAGGCGCGCATAGAGCAGCAGCAGAAGATGGCCATGATGCAAGCCGATCCGGTGCGCCAAGAGCAGACCCGCAAACTCAAGACAGAGGCCGACATTGCCGAGGAGAACCGCATGAAGGCAATACGAAAGACCCTTGAGACGGCGTCCTACATGGATGATTTGCTGGAAAAAGCCAAAACACACCCCGGGCGGCAATACGCTACAGGCAAGAGCAGCATCTTGCCAAAGGTACCGGGCACGGCGCCGGCGGACTTCCAAGTGCTTCTTGACCAGATTGGCGGGCAGCAGTTCTTACAGGCGTTTGAAACACTCAAGGGCGGCGGACAGATCACCGAGGTGGAAGGACGCAAGGCGACCGAGGCGATGGCGCGGATGAACCCGCGGCAGAGCGAGGAAGCCTTTTTGCAGGGTGTCAGCGAATTTCAAAACATTGTGCGGGCAGCCAAGGAACGTGCCGGCGCAAAAATTCAACCCGCAGAGTCCCCATCCACGCCGGCCGCCCAAAGTGCGGCCCCGCGTCAGCGTAAAACAGTAGCAGGAACCACCTACGAAAAAGGAGCTGACGGACGATGGTACCAAGTGCGCTAGACGGATTGACCGACGAGCAGCTCGCCGAGCTGGAAGCACAGCAAGGACAGCCGGAGATCACGACCGGGCTGATGGATCGCTTGTCGGCGTCCCCTGCCCCGACGCAGGGTTTTACCGACCAAGAGATGGATGCGCTGCCGGTGCTGGCCACCACGCCGTTTGCCGCGGAACGTGGCATCGCCCTGCCGCCCGACGCACCCGTGGAGCCGGAGCCATTGAGCGACTACGAGCTGAATCAGCTCGAGGAGGAGAATTACCGGCGGGTGGATTACCTGATGCCGGAAGAGGAGTTCCGGCAGTATTGGACACGGCGCAAGGAGGAGAACAACGAGGTTGGGCGCTTCATTGACGGCGTGGGCCAAGGCGCGGCGGGCATGCTAGGCATGATTCCGCAGGCGGGACGCGAGATCCGCGACGGCATGGTGGGCATGGTCACCGATCCGGTGAATCAGGTGCAGCGCAACGTGCAGACGGGTGCGGAGGCTATCCGCAAGGCGGGCATCAACATGGTGCAGCTCTTTGATTGGGTGGGCAACAAGGTCGATGACACCACAACCTGGGCGCGGCGGCGCGGGCTGAAGCAGCAGGCATTGGCCAAGCGCCTCGAGCAGGAGGGCAAGCTGACGGGCGACGAGCTGCGGGATGCGGAGATCATCGCCGCCGCGGGCAGCGAGGCGGACGCAATGGAGCCGACGCCACTGGAGGAGGAGGAAGATTTTCAAAAGGCGTACGAGCGTTACCAGCGGGAGAAGGCGCTGGAGCAGGAGTTTGCGGGAGTGACGGATTTTCAGATCGGCGCGAGCAAGGTGAGCGCGCCGGCGGCGTCTAAAGATGCTTACCAGATCACCGACGAGCAGCCGGCGGAGACGCTGTCGATGCTTGGCTCGATGGCGGTCGATCCGGTCAACTTGTTGCCGGTGGGAGCGGGCGCGTTGAGCAAGCTGCGGGTGCTGCGCCGGACGGCGACCCTCGCCGGCGCTCCGCTTCGCGGCGTAGAGCGTGCGGCCAATGCCACGGCGGACCTCGCCGAGCGGATGGAGTTTGGCATTAGCAGCCGTTTGCAGGACATGACCGGGCTGTCGGCCAAGCAGCAAGCGGCTGTCGGCACGGTGGCGGTGGGCGGTGCGGTTTTGGCCGACCAGGCAGGCGGTGGCGGCAACTTTACCACGGCGGTGACGGCTTTGGGCAGCGTGCTGCCGGGGCTGCGCTACGGCGGGGCGATCATCCGCAAGACCGGAGCGGCGGCGGGCGGCGCGGCGACCATCATCCGCGAAGCAGGCGTGGGCGGCATCGGCACGGCGCGGGCCGAGTCGGCGGCCGACTTGGCGCGTATGACGGCGATCCCCGAGCGCTACCGCAAATACTTTACCGGCTACGTTGACGGCACGGACAGCACGCTCAAGCGGGTGGCGCAGGACGCCGGCAACCCGGAGGCGCTGCGCCGTGTGGCGCGCTTGGCAGACCGCGCTGGCGTCACTACAGCGGCACGTTTAGCTGACGATGTGACGAGCGGTGCGGTGGCGGCCGGAATCACCGGAGCGCCCTTCGCTGCTTTGCAGCCGGATGCGGAGCGGGCCGGTGAGGTGCTGGGGGGCATCATGGCCCTCGGCGGTGTGGCTGGCGCGGCGGGCAGTGCGGTTCGCCGCAGAGCTGCGGAAGCGGACGCGGACATTGCCCGCATGATGGCTGACGTGTATGCGGTTGGCGGCAACATTGACGCATTCTCCCAGCTTCCGCACGCCACTCTCGACAAGCTGGCGGCTATGCAGGGAATGCTGGCAAGCAAGGTAGACTTTATCCCGCTTCGTGCTGACGAGTATCGCAAAAACAAAGACACGTCTGAAGTTGGTGGAGAGTTTTCTGCCGGCCTGTTTTTGGACAAAGACGCCAACAACCGCGCAAGAATTTACATCAACCTTGATGCGCGCCCCGGGCAGGGAGGCGCGGCGGCTATTGCTCCGCATGAGATTGGGCACGCCATTCTGACAAGCAATATCTTGGATGGGCAGCCACGCAACGATCTGCGCAACTTGGTGAACCAACAATACGGGCCAGACGGCGTGCAGGCGCGTGGCCGCGAGTATGTCGGCCGCTTGGTGGACGGCGACATCCAGAACGGCACAACTGGCGAGCTGCCGCAGGTGCTCACTGAGCAGGAGTTCCGCGACTTAGAGAGCGGCAACAAGTCGGCGGCGGATATCTCCAAGGGCCGCAAGCTGGAACCGAGCGAGCGCGAGCGGCTGATCAACGAGCGGTTTGAGGAGCTATCTCAGCGCAGCATTGAGCGTGGCGAGGATGCCCTCGACTGGGCGCGGGACGAGATCATCGCCGAGACGTTTGCCAGCGAGGCGCCGGCCATTGACTTCCGGGCGATCCGCCGTGATGCCGCCTTCCCTCGCCTTGCCGAGGCGATGTTGGCGACCGGCGGGCGGGTGCTGGAGATGATGGGCGTGCGCCTTGACCGCGGCACCGGCAAGATGCTGGACAATCCGTCGGTGCTTTTCCGCGATAACCCGCTCTTCCAAGACCGCATCATGCAGAAGCGGGTGAAGGAGTATGTGCGCACCTACGACCAATTTTTGACCGGCCTCGAGGAGGCGGGCAGCGCGACGCCGCGCGGCGTGGAGCTGGCCCGCAGCAGCCGCCCGGAGGACATGGCGCGCAGCACGCACGTCAAGCTGCGGGACGAGGGCCGCGGCGTGCTGGAGAACGATTTCCTTTTCCAAAAGCCAGACGGCACCTACAGCTTTAAGCCGCAGCGCGTCATCAATGCCGCCGAGGCCAACCGCGCGGCGCAAATCAAGACGCTGTACGATGCGCGCAAGTTTGTGCCGGTGAACTCGACCGAGTTTGGCAAGCGCAAGGTGAACGGCCGCGAGGTGGTCGGCGGGCCGGTGCTGCCGCCGCAGTTCGACCTCTTCACGCAGTTCCCCAAGCATGTGCGCGAGTTTGCCCGGGCCATGGAAGCCAGCCGCGCCGAGGGCGGGAGCTGGAACATCGACTACAACGCCATCGGCACCGGCTCCAGCGGACGCTACCGCATCACCAACATGGGCGCTGTGCGTGCCATCCAGCGCGAGACCGTGCCTTTCGGATGGCAGGTGACCAAGCAGAACCATCTGCTGGCCGCCTCGCTCGACCTCAACGCCTTCCGCGCGTCGGCCATGAAGGCGATCAACCGCGGCGAGCTGGGCATCTTCAACAACGACATGAAGCAGGTGGAGGCCGACCTCAAGACCTACCTCGCCAACCACCGCAACGGACTGCCCGGAGAGGCGACCATTGGGCAGCAGAAGCGCGACACGCTCAACGGACTCATCGGCACCGGCACTGCCGTGCAGCGCGCCGCCAACCCGCTCTACGCCGAGCTGAACCCCAAGGGCAGCATTCGCACCTGGCGCATCGACCGCCTCAACGACGCCCAACCGAGCGGCCGCACCGGCTACTTCTTTGACTACGACAAGATCAACAACAACCGCATGCCGCAGCAGATCCCGCGGGGGGCTCAGGGGATGCCGGATGTGGCGCCGCAAGACGCACCGCCGCTTGACCCGCAATTTGCATTAACAGATCCGATTGTTGGGCCAACCGGCGCCAAAATCGTTGGATACCGATGGATGTCTCAAATTGAAGAAGGGAATTACGGTG